CCTCCTTATTGCTTCTATTGGTTATTAAGTAGTAACAATTGTTGCACCACCAAATACAGCAGCTAACGTAGTCTCATCTGTACAGTCCAAGAAAGGAGCTGGGATGTTTTCCATAGCTGTTAGTGTTAAGTTGTATCCGTTGAAGTCACCCATAGCAGTACCTGAAGAGATAGTACCAGCAGTTACATCACATCCTCTTTCAAGACCAGCAAGGAAGTAGCTTCCTGAACGTGTACGCACAACAACGTGTGGACGTCCATAAGCTAACAACTTAACTGTTTTGTGTGTTGTAGGGTCAAGAACTTTAAACTGAGCTACAATAGTTTGCTCAAAGAAAGTAGTTCCGTTGTCACGTGAAGTTTGAATAGTCTGCTCGAATGAGTTAGCACCTTTCAACTCCCATTTGTACAAGTCAGTAACTCCAGCTACATCTACAATTACATCTTCTAAACCTACTGATGAAGAGAAAGTAACGTCTGTAGGGTAGTTAATACCGTAATTAATGAAGTAGATAGCATCTAATCCTGAGATTCCGTCTTTACACGCTTCTAATCTACCGTTTGAAATATCACAAGCCATATTTTAAAATTTTATAAAAAAGGGAGGGAAGTTAGACCGCCCTCCCCTTCTTGAGTTTATTAATTAATTAGTCTAAAGCTGGAGAGTAAACAACACAATCCTCCAAGATACCGATTTGAGTACCAGCAGTGTAACGAGCTACAAAACGTACGTTTTTAGAACCGTCAATCATAGCCATGTCAATCAACTTAATTTCGTTGTGGTCAGAAAGTAGACCAGTTCCGAAATACAAGTTCTCAGTAGTAGTAGCTAGGATAGAGTTGTTAGCAAGTCCGTTAGCAACAAAGATAGATACTCCGTCAAAAGACAAACCTGAACCCATTCCGTACCATTGTGTCCCCTGTGCGTTAGTACCAGCAGCACCAACACCAGCAGCAGCAAATCCACCCAATGCACGAACGTATGCACGAGCTACGTTTTGAGAAACATATACTTTCAAACCTTCTTTACCGTAAAGTGAAGATGGAAGAGCGTCAACCACACGACCTAATTCATCAATTACATTAGTAGCGTCTACAGAAACACCTACTAAAGATTGTCCCACAGGAATACCTGTTCCTGCTTCAGCTAACGCTTGTGTGAAGATACCACCAAACTGTCCGTTAGTAGCCTCAACACCTCTCCAAAGTGAAGTCTCAGTAGCTTCTGCCATTTGTCCTAGCATACGAGCAATAAAGAAATCTTGGAAAGATTTAGGTAGAACGTCAAATGCAGAGTAACCCATCTCTAAAGAATTCCAGTCAGATGCAAAATCAGTCTTACACAAAAGTGCGTTGATTTGTAGCTCCTTAGGCTCGATTGCACGCTCTGTCAAAGTAACATCTCCTGTAGCAGAGAAGTCACAAGTAGCATCTGCGATTAAAGAGTCAGAATCTAAACGCTTAATTGTTTGTTTGTACTTAACGTTAGGAACAACTGTTACCCCTCCGTTTTCGATTGTGTTAGCAGAAAGAAGACCAGCAGCGATGTATTTACCAGCCGCTTCCCCCGCATACGTTGTTGTGATGTCCAAATTTGTTGGCATAATTTGTTGATTTTAAAAAGTGAATATTATTTCAATTTGTTTAACACTCTGTCAAGTGATGACATTGAGCGGTTTTTAGTGTACTTAAATACCTCAGCTTTTTGCTCGTTCTCAGGGTTGTACTGGATTGGCTTAATATCTTCTACAGCGCTTAACTCAGTAGCATTTTTAAGAGCAGCTAGTTCAGCTTTAAGTTCTTCGTTTTCTGCTTTGATTTTTTCGATTTCAGAGAAAAGAGTTTCTTTGATAATAGACTCAATAGTTTTCTTAGGCTGACGAGTTTCTTCACTCATCTCTTCCTCTACTACTTCTGTCTCAGCTTCAGGAGCTGGAGCTTCTTCTTCCTCTTCAGTCTCTTCAACTTTCTCTTTGATTTCAGCAATGATACCCTCCTCTTCAACTACAAGAATAAGTTCACCACCTTCCATTTCGTACTCACCTACAGGCATAGGAACGTTTCCTTCTTCTGTTACGATGAATACCTCTGCACCAGCTTCAAATACTTCAGCTTCGATAACTGTAGTACCGTCTAATAGACGTGCCTGTGCTAACTTAACTTCAGTCTCTAAACCGAGTAAAGTTTTTATTTGTTTAATTGCTTCGTTTGCTTTCATTTATGTTTATTTAAGTTTTTCAATTTCTGCATTAAAACGTGAAAATAAAGTATTTGCAGATGAAACTTGTTTTAATTTTTCATTTGCATATTTAACACCATTTTCTAAACCAGCATCAATACCTAATTCTTTTGCTTTTATTTCAAGTTGCTTTGCTTCTTGTAAAGTTTCATTAATAGATTTTTCCAATATTCTTAATGCATTTTGTACAGAAGAAACTGATGTTCCTACTTTATTTATATCAGAAAATGGTAGCCCAAAAGATTTTAGTTTAGCATCTATTTCTTTAACAGTTGCCAATTCAACATTCACTTCAGCAAGCTCTACGTTTTTTTCAAACTTGCTCAACTTGTCTAATACACTTTTATTCATAACTTATTAACTATTTGGTTTTTATTTGTTGCATTTTTATCCGTTTGAACGTATGATATTACGCTCTACTATCTCTTGTGTTAGTACTACGTCTCCTTGTCCTTCTAGTGAACCGATGCCCTGAGCTTGTAAGCTACCGTCACAACAGTCTATATGGTAGGTTTCGTCTTCGCATAGGCAGCCTCTTCCTGAGTTCTGCGGTGATGTTTTACTTTCTGTTTTCATTAGTAAACTTTATTTAAAACGAATACATCCGAGTAAATACTATTTAATGCTGAGTTACTACTCCACTGTGCAGTGACGTTTAACGTGTTAGAAATTGTAGTATTAAACGTAGTATTGTTGACCGTGTTAAAACCAAATCCCTCAGAAGTATTATTCGATTGTTTAAGGTGTAAGAAGTTACCAATAGTAACAACAGACGCAGTTCCAGCTCCTCCTAATTGACGAATAGTAAAATCTAAAGACAGTGACCATACAGCATTAGTAGTAGATGGCATTGTTTGAAGTCCGCTATCAGCTAACACAACAGAACCAGCTTTAACTCTAATACGAAGAGTATCTCCATTCTTTGCTGACATTACTCCAGCGAAATCTGCTCTGAATGTATCACCTACTTTAAATGCGTTTGCTGGTACAGATAAAGTTCCTACGCCTCCGTTAATTAATGTAGTCTCTGTAGTTGTTGCTGTTACTGCTACGCTATCTCCAGTCTGTGCAAATAGTCCGTAGTTTGTATTTGGAATTATCTCCTCTAATGTAGCAATTGTATAGCTTCCAGTTGTTTTATCAGGAAATTCTAAAATCACAGCATTACCAGCACTGACATTTGTATTTTTTAACAATGACTCAGTATCTCCGTTATGTAATCCAAGCGTTGCGTCTTGACCAATAAAAGCATAAGTTGCATTTGGAACATTAGCAGTTCCTACCGCTCCTGAACTTATTTCAGAATAAAAATTATCTAAATCACCTACATACAATGTATTTGTAGTCTCTGCTCCCACATCGGTAACAGCTTGCAAATTTGGAGTAGGTATATCAATAACCGTTTCACCTGAAACATCAGAAGCAGTTACTCCTGTGCCTTCAAATTTTAATACAGAGCGTCTAGGTAACTGTGTGGATTCGTCTTTTACTGTGGTGTATGCTTGTATGTCGTGGTTGTCTATTTTAATCCATGCACCACCCTCAAATATAGCCCAATCACCAACTTGCCAATCTGTTACTCCGTCTAAATCTGTAGTACCAGCCGTATTGACTATGTAAAAATCTCCTGTAGTACCTTCTCCACTTTCTAAAATAGGAGTGTTCGTCTCTGCGTTCCAAGTACCTTGATAAATCAACCCGTCTACTGGAGGGATATTGCTATCGTAGATTCTAATCCATTCGATACCGTTACCCATGTAAAGGATTTCATCCAAATAGACTAACGCTCCTATCTCAGGAACATAACCTGTCAAAGTGGTTACTTCCTGTACCTGCGTTAGGTATTGAGTATTTCTAGTGTTTCTACTCATGGCTTAGATAATTGAATACCTCCCCATTGTAAACCTTCTCTATTACTAACACCAATATACAACTGTAAATTATCAACTAATACCAATGCACCTACTTCAGGCTGTAAATTTTTAAATTCTTCTCCAGTAACGCTTTGAACTTGTAGACTATACTGTGAGTTTTGTATTCGTCTTTCTATTTGTCTTTCCATTATATTGATTTTAAAATGTTAATAATTTCGTCTATAACAGATTCGTCTTTTGATAGCTCAGTCTTACTTTCAAAATATCCCTCGATGCTAAAGCCTTTAATCTCACCTTCCTTAACCTTACTCCAAACCTCGTCATTATCTACCTTCATAGATATCATCCAAGTACCTACAGGCAAACTAAATCCGTACAGTTTAGATTTATCTTTGTCCTCGTCTTCAATTATCCAACTCTCTACTACACTCATTCCGTCTATCTCTTTCATGTGTTCGTAGGTAGCGTTATTCTGCTTGTTACGCTTTAAGAATAGCTCTGAGGCTTTACGAATTGTTTGACTAGAAAAGTAAATGTAAAACTCTCCGTTCTCTTTGTCTTTACGGTAAATCTGTTTGTTAGGAACTAATGCAGCACCCATCAATATTCGCTTCTCGTCATCTACAGATTTTAGCTCTACATATTGACGGTTTAAAGCTACCCAATCCTCTTCTATTGCTGGTGAGTTAACAACAGATACAGCATATACGCCTTGTCTGTCGATTTCCTCATTCAAAACCATTTCTACTATCTTCATAACCTTTTAACTTTTAATGTCTATAATGTTGCGTTTTGTACTCTGTTTCTATCTAAGCTCTGAGCAGTTGTTACTTCGTTACTTACTACATACGCTTGTACTGGTTGCTGACCTAGTCCAGCTAGTTGGTTAGCCGTGTTTCCACCAACTATATTGAACTCAGGAGTAGTTACAGAACCAGCTCCACCACTTGACGGAACAGAAACGCCTCCACCAGCAGCAGCACCTCCTCCACCTTCAAATTTAGCCTTTGAGATTTTAGCAATGTTAGCGATACCAGCAGCTACAGCAATAGCAGCAAATACAGCTCCTAATATTGGGTTACCAGCAGATGCAAAAGCAGCCTGAGCAGATTTGTATGTATCAATGGTAGCAGATGCAATACCAGCAGCTTTCTGAACATTAAACGCTCTACGCTGTGATTTTTCACTCTTACCAGCAAATGCTCCAGCAAGTTGTCCAATCGCATCTAAACCACCTTTAACAGCATCTAGACGTTGACTAGCTAAAGCCTTTTCTCTTGCAGCTTGTTCGTCTTTGTATTTTATGTCAATGTCAGCTATTTCTTTTTGTTTAGCTTCTTCAATTACAGCTAACTGTTCAGCGTTACCACTTGCTGCTTGTTCAAGTTGAAAATATTTCTGTCTAACTAATTCTACCTCATATTCTTGTTTAGTCATTGTAGACTGAAGCCTATTCTGAAAGTTAGTTTCTTCAATAGCTTCTATTTGCGCTTGAAATTCATTCTCAGCTTGAATCTTTAAATCGTTCGCTTGTTTATCCGCTTCTTGTTGTTTAGCTATTTCTTCTTGAGCGTATTTTGTATTAATTGCATTAAGCTCGTTCTTTTCGTTTTCTTTTAGCTTAGTAACGTCTTGTTTATATTTTTCAGCAATAGCATAAAGCTCTTTGTATTTTTGTTCTACAGCATCTTTTTCCTTTGCTTGTTCAGTCATGTAACGAGTTCGCTCTTGCTCATCAAATGCTGTTTGTGCTTCCGTTAATTTTTGTAAAGCGTCTTTTCGTTGCTGCGCTGCTTCTTCTGCTCTTCTTTTTGCTTCTTCTCTAGCTTGTTCTCGTCTTCTTTTTGCTTCTTCCTCTGCTTGTTTAGCCTTGTCTGCTGCTTTCTGTTCCTCAGCAGTCAGTTCACCAGTAGCTGCTCCTGTCTTTTTTAAAGCGTCTATCTTTTTTAATAAAGATTTTTCAGATTGGTCAATGGATTTGATTTGTCTATCTAAACTTTTCGTAGAGTTATTATTGAAATCTGAC